ATCTTAACTTAAGAGCTTTATAACTACTGTATGTATAGCCAGTAGTTTACGCCGCGTGAGCGCGCAATGTTTCAGCGCTCCGACTTTTTTCGCGTGACAAAATGACCCAAATGACCCAAAGCCTGCCCAGCCCGCTGGCTTTGGGTCATTTAGGTCATGCGTCGGCCGGTGACCCAAATGACCCAAGCGCCCAGGTGCTCGAGCGCTGGGCGCCCAGGTGCACGCGCCGCCCAGGTGCTCGAGCGCCCGCGCTGGCGCGCGCACCGGCTCGCGCTCGATGACCCAAATGACCCAAAGCCCGACGCGCTGCGCGCGCACCGGCTCGCGTGCTCGATGCTGGCGGGCTGGCGGCCGGTGGCCTGCAGGCCTGCGGGCTGGCGGGCTGGCTGGCGCCGCGCTCGATTCGATGGGGGGGGAGGGCCCGAGCGACCGGCCAAAAAAGCTATGGAGGGTTCGCAAAAAATTTTTTATTTTTATGCAAACCGCGCTATGCTCACTGTATGAGCTTCCAGTCCTTACCCTTCGCGCCCCGCGAAATCAGGGCGACCGAAAAAGTGTTGCAGGCGATATACGACGCCGCGAAGATTGGTTTGAAAGGTGACTCGCTGGCGTTAGCCGCCGGGTTGCTGCCAACGGAGTACCGGCGCCTATGTCAGTTAGACCCCATAGCCCAAATGGCCGAACAGAAAGGTCGCGCCGATGGCGAGGCTGAGGCATCCACGCAGTTACACCTTGCGGCTAAAGCCGGAGACACCAAAGCCTCCCTTGCCATCCTCACGCATGTGCATGGCTGGGTGGCGAAGCAACAGGTGCAAGTCGACATCAAGCAACAGATCAGCATCACAGCGGCGCTGCAGGAGGCGGAATCGCGCGTGCTTGCTGGCCGATTGGGTCAAGACGTACGCGCCCCACTGACGATCGAAGGCGAACATGCAACTGCCGATCTATAACGGTGAAGATGAACAGCTCTTAATGAGCAAGCTCTGGTCGCCCGCGCTCAAGGACGACCCCGAGGCGTTCGTGCGGTTCGTGTTTCCGTGGGGGCAGAAAGGCACCCCGCTTGAGCACTTTACTGGCCCGCGCACATGGCAGCTAAAGATGCTGCGCAAATTTGCTATTCATATTCGCGCTAACAAACAGCGCGAGGCGTTTGAGGTGCTGCGAACGGCGACGGCCTCCGGGCGTGGTATCGGCAAGTCGGCGCTGGTGAGCTGGCTAATCTTGTGGATGCTGACGACGCGCATAGGCAGCACAACTATTGTGTCGGCCAACAGCGAGGCGCAGCTACGCTCGGTGACGTGGGCCGAGATCACTAAGTGGCTGGCACTGATGATGAACAGCCATTGGTTTGAGGTGTCCGCCACGCGGGTGATGCCGGCCAAGTGGATCGCGGAGCTGGTCGAGCGCGACCTCAAGAAAGGCACGCGCTACTGGTCGGTCGAGGGGCGGCTATGGTCGGAGGAGAACCCGGACGCGTACGCGGGCGTGCACAACCATGATGGCGTCATGGTCATCTTTGACGAAGCGAGCGGTATACCTGACCCCATCTGGGCGGTGTCGGCGGGCTTCTTTACGGAAAACACACCGCACCGTTTTTGGTGCGCGTTCAGTAACCCGCGTCGCAACGAGGGGTACTTCTTCGAGTGCTTTAACGTCAAGCGGGCGTTTTGGCAGACCGAGAGCATCGACGCGCGTGAGGTGGAGGACACCGACAAGGCGGTGTACCAGCAGATTATTGATGAGTATGGGCCGGACAGTCCCCAGGCGCGCGTTGAGGTGTACGGTCAGTTTCCGCTCGAAGGTGACGATCAGTTCATCGGCCCCTCAGTAGTAGAGGCGGCTGCGCACCGGCCAAGGTGGAAGGATGAGACGGCGCCAATCGTGCTCGGGGTGGATCCGGCGCGCTCAGGCGCCGACAGTACCGTAATCGTGGCGCGGCAAGGGCGCGACATCATTGCGATCAAGCGGTACAAGGGCGACGACACCATGACGACGGTCGGACGCGTCATTGATGCGATCGAGGAGTTCAACCCGGTGTTTACCGTCATCGACGAGGGCGGACTCGGGTATGGCATCCTCGATCGGCTTAAGGAGCAGCGCTATAAGGTGCGCGGGGTTAACTTTGGGTGGAAGGCAAAGAACCCGGTGATGTGGGGCAACAAGCGTGCGGAGCTCTGGGGCACGATGCGTGACTGGCTGCGCGAGGGGTGCATACCGAACGATCGGCAGCTCATGACCGACCTGTGCGGGCCGACGCAGAAGCCGAACTCATCGGGTACGATCTTCTTAGAAGGTAAGAAAGAGATGAAGTCGCGAGGGCTTGCGAGCCCTGACGCGGCCGACGCGCTCGCGGTGACATTTGCATTTCCGCTCGGGCAGCGCGAATATAGAGAGAAGGCTCGACGTATCACCCAATATCAGGGCAGTATCTCGGGCAGTTGGATGGGAGCATAAGTGGCTCGCAAGTCTGTCTCACTGTCGGTTGGGCGCGGGGAAAAGCTGTCTACCAAGGCAGGGGCGGGGCTTACTGCCAAAGGCCGCGCAAAGTACAACCGCGAGACGGGGAGCAAGCTCAAGGCCCCCGCGCCCAACCCTAAGACTAAGGCGGACGCCGGTCGTAAAAAGTCATTCTGTGCCCGCATGGGGGCAGTCGCCCGAAACGCCAAAGATGGCTCGCGAGCCAAAGCATCACTCAAACGATGGAAGTGCTAACAATGGCCGCTAAACGGGGACTCTATGAGAATATCAATCGAAAGCGTGCTCGCATCGCTGCAGGCAGCGGTGAGAAGATGCGTAAGCCTGGTGCGAAGGGCGCCCCCAGCGCCAAAGATTTTAGAGAGTCCGCCAAAACGGCCAAAAAAGGTAAAAAGTGATGAACTACCGAAATCCAACCGGCGTGTCGCCCGGCGCAACGATCGGCGACATGATCACGCAAAGTCGCGCAAGCGCGCCAAAGATGCAAAAGCCTCGGATGCCAAAGCGCGAGATGAGTGAAGACGCTATCCGTACGACGGTCGACTTTCGCCCATCGCCGGTGCGTCCGCGAGGTCGCGGAGGGATGCGCTAATGCCGCTTGTTAAAAGCGCGAGCAAAGGCGCCTTTCGTAAGAACATTAAGGCCGAGATGCAGTCAGGCAAACCGCAGAAGCAAGCGGTTGCCATTGCGTATGCGGTCAAGCGCCGCGCGGCGGCTAAGAAGGGCAAGAAGTAATCATGGCTAAAGACCCGACAGGCATCAAAGGCGCGGCGCAAGTCGCCAACAGTCCGCAGTCACGCAGTACGCGTGATGCTGCGGGCATTTTGGCAACCATGCGCAAGCGGTTGGAACAATCCTTGTCGGCGTACAGTGAGTCACGAGACAGCGAGCTTGACGACCTGCGTTTCATGGCCGGCTCGCCGGACAACCGTTGGCAGTGGCCGCAAGAGGTGCTGGCTACCCGTGGTGCCGTGCAAGGTCAGACAATCAATGCGCGACCGTGCTTGACGATCAACAAGTTGCCGCAACATGTGCGCCAGGTCACAAACGACCAGCGTCAGAACAGGCCGTCGGGTAAGGTCATCCCGGTTGATGACAAGGCGGACATCGAGGTTGCCGAAGTCTTCAACGGCATGGTGCGGCATATCGAGTACATGTCGGATGCGGACGTGGTGTACGACACGGCGTGCGACAACCAAGTCACCTACGGTGAAGGGTACTTCCGCATTTTGACGGAATACTGCGACGAGACGAGCTTTGATCAGGACTTGCGGCTGCAACGCATTCGTAATTCCTTCAGCGTGTACATGGATCCGCACATTCAAGACCCGTGCGGTTCTGATGCGGAGTATTGCTTCATCACTGAAGACATGCCGCAAAGCGAGTTTGAGCGCCTGTTCCCAGACGCCGAGCCTATTTCGTCAATCGCTATTCGTGGCGTTGGCGATGAGGCCATGTCGCAATGGATCATGGAAGATACGGTGCGTATTGCGGAGTATTTCTACGCCGTATACGAGAAAGCCACGCTCCATTTGTACCCCAACAACCAGACTGCCTACGCCGAATCACCCGAAGCGCGGCAGATGGAAATGATGGGCGTGCGTCCGCTGCGCACCCGTGAGGTCGACATCCGCCGAATTAAGTGGATGAAGACCAACGGCTACGAAATTTTGGAAGAAAACGATTGGCCGGGTAAGCACATCCCGGTCATTCGCGTGATCGGCAACGAATTTGAGGTCGATGGGCGCCTGTACATCTCGGGTTTGGTGCGAAACGCCAAAGATGCTCAAAGAATGTACAACTATTGGGTGTCGCAAGAGGCAGAAATGCTGGCTTTGGCGCCAAAAGCGCCATTTATTGGCTACGCCGGTCAGTTTGAAGGCTACGAACACCAGTGGAAGACCGCCAATACGCAAAATTACCCGTATTTGGAGGTCAATCCCGACGTTACCGACGGCCAAGGCGCTGTTTTGCCGCTTCCGGCACGCGCACAACCGCCTTTGGCGCAAACCGGGCTTATTCAAGCCAAAATGGGCGCCTCGGACGACATTAAATCGACCACTGGATACTACGATTCGAGCCTGGGCGAAACGTCTAACGAGCGCTCAGGTCGAGCCATTTTGGCGCGTGAACGGCAAGGCGACACAGGTTCATATCACTACATTGACAACTTAGCTCGCGCTATACGCTACGGGACGCGCCAACTTGTTGATTTGATCCCAAAAATTTACGACACCCAGCGCATTGCGCGCATTATTGGCATCGACGGTGAGACTGACACGGTGCGCATTGACCCGACGCAAGCCGAGCCGGTGCGTGAAATTCGCGATCAAGCGGGCATCATCATCGCCAAGATCTACAACCCGTCTGTGGGTAAGTACGACGTGGCCGTCACGACGGGCCCGTCCTACCTGACCAAACGCCAAGAGGCGATGGACGCGATGGGTCAAATTCTGCAAGCCAATCCGAACTTGTGGGCTGTGGCTGGCGACCTGTTTGTTAAGAACATGGACTGGCCGGGCGCTCAGGAGATTGCCAAGCGCTTGCAGAAGACCATCGAGCCGCGACTGCTGGAGGATGAAGAGGATCCAGCCATTCAAGCTGCAAAAATGGAGAACGAGCAGCTTCGATCTCAGATGGATGAAATGCGGGTCATGCTGGATAACGTCCAGAAGTCGATCGAAGCCCGCGAAGTCGACATCAAGGCGTATGATGCGGAGACGAAGCGCATTAGCGCTGTCCAAGCGGGCATGACGCCCGAGCAGATCCAAGATATTGTCTTGGGCACCATCAGCGGCATGATGACATCAGGCGATCTCGTGGCGCCGATGCAGCGTGAAGCTATGATGCCGCCTGAGATGGGCATGGAGTTACCGCCGCAATGACCTGCGAAGTCTTTATCGGACGGCTGTTTCTGGCTCGGGATGTGACCCACAGCACCCACCTGAATACCCGTAACTACGCAA